AATAATGGAAGGTGCTTTGTTCAGCTCGGACACTAAGTGCTCCTGTGCTTAATTGGACACGATAAGGAACCGGGGATTGCTCCCCGGTGCCTGACTTATCCGATTGAGGATTCGGAAGTGATGCGGCGGAACGCATCGCCGGTGGAACCGGCCTGCGGACGCTTCACCAACCCGAAGTAGAAGTTGTAGACCGAAGCTGCGCGAATCTGTCCAGCAGGATCCAACGAGTTCGTCCCGTCGTACTGCTTGGTCATCACGGAGAAGTTATTCCCCATGCCGTCGAGCTTCTTGCCCAGGCTGGCTGCGAAGAACGCATCCTTCCCGAATAGGTAAGCGCGATAACCATTCACGCCGGTAGAAGCAAAACTCGACACAACAGGCAGCGAGTTCGACTCATACCACTCAGCGCCTTCCACAATCGCCACAAGGTCGCTGCTCGGGTTGGTTCCGATCTGCAACTGCTTGGGGTCGATGTAGCGGAAGATGTCCTGGAAACCACCCGCGTTGCTGTCATTGCGGAGATCGAAAGCCAGGAGCGAGGCAATGACGCCGAAGAACTTGCCGTTCGCCTTCGGTTTCACATCCAAGCTGCGGAGCTGCTGGACGGCCTTGCGAGCAATCGAAGTGGTCATAAACGAGCTATGCGCCACGTCAATTTTGGTCGCCGTGTCGGTCGCAGTCACTGCGTCAACGGCCGCCGAAATGACGTTATCGACAGTCAGTGCGCCACGATAGCCGAGCAGGCGGCTGCCCTCTTCAACAATCGGGCTGATGCCGGTCAGAAGCAACTTGTCGGAGTACGTGACATAATCAATGTACTGAGACAGGGTGATGCTGCCGGTTGAAGCGGTCAGGGCCACGCCCGCGGTCTGCGGAGTTCCGTCAGTCGCGGCAGTCGTGTTGGCTCCGAGCTTCACGAAGCCATAAATCTTCATAACCGCGCCAGCCTTTTCCGGCATGGGTTTTTCTTCCATACCGTTGTACAGGTGCAGGTTGGCGTGCAGTTCGTCTACGCCAACACGGTCGTAATAGACGGTCGGGTAGTTCGCGGTGTTGCTCGATACCTGAGACGCCGCGGTAGGCGGGAAAGCAAATTTTCCGAGCGCGGGCAGTATCCACAGCTCGAAAAACATTTGGAAGATTGTACGCATTGGACTTTTCCTAAATAGGAAAATTGGTAGTGCACTTCGTTAGGCTTGGGGCCTTGGCCGCGGTCCTCAGTCGCCAATCCGGCGAGGTTGTGGACGGAACTTATCTGCCGTACATAATCTTTTCGCGTAGCTTATCGAGCGGCATTGAGTAGGCTTCGCGTAAAAGTTCGGCTTCAGATTTCTGGTTTACAGCAGGAGCAGACCGGCGGGTAGACAGCCCCGATGAGCGGGGGCGGTCGGTCGGGGCAGGCTCGCCGCTGGGCTTGGGAACCATAAGCCCGTCGGCCTTCAATTCGTTGTACGCCTTCTGGGCGTTCTCTTGCGTGCGGTCAAGGCTGTTGATCTTGAGCCACTTTTCAATGCGGTTGCCATTCTGCGGACACACATGGAAGTCGGGATTAGCAGCGAGAAAAGCAGCCGCGGCAGCCTCTTCCGCCCGGCCCTGCTCGATCTGAGCAGCCATGTCAAGCCGGCGCTTGGCTTCGGCGGGTTCCATACCAAACTCACGCTTGATGAGTTCCTTGATGACCGCCGACGGCTCGTTGATAATGCGCTGGCCCAGCAGAAACTCTTCCTCGGCGCTCGGGCCGGCGGGGGCTGCTGGGGGTTCAGGCTGGCGGTGGGATAGTTCCTTAATTTTCTTCGTGGCGTTGCGCTGGGCTTCGAGCAGCTTTGCCACTTGGTCTGCGCGGGCTTCGGCTTCGGTCGCCCCGACGCCCTCAAACACCTGTACGCCGCTGCCGTCACCGAGGTCGATTTCATCCCGAACGATTAGCTGGGGCTCATCTTCTGTGGCGGGGGGTGCATCTTCGCGGGATACAAACCGCCCGTTCTCATCCCGTGGTTGTTCTAAAGACCCTTCCGCTTCGAGCTGTGGCTCGACGGGCAGATTTGCCGCCGCGTCAATAGGTGCGTCGGGCGTCGGCTCGGAGGCCAAACGCCTCAGTTCATCCATCGGAATTGTGTACAGATCGTTCGGTACTGTCGCCATTTAGTCTCCTATTTCAGCTGTCAAACTGTCGGTGAACTCCATCAGGGCATTGTGCGCGGCGTGGGCGGCCCGGTAGAGTTCGAGAAACTTAGCCTCGTCGGTGTTGGCGAGGGCGGCCAGTTTAGCGGCCTCGATGCGGCGTTGAGCCCGCTGAACGACGTGAGCCCAGCCAGGGGTACTCATGGTGGACTGGATGGCTCTTTGTTCATCCAATCGACACCCCCGACTTCTCACTCGCTTCCTTCAAGAGATGCTTGACTACTTCCACGCTGGCTCTCGTCACACCCTGCTCCTCTATCTTGGCAAGGTCGTTCTGCTGGCCCTGCTGTTGGAGTTGCATTTGCGTCTGGGCGTCCATCTGGGCCTTCGGGGCCTGTGGGGCGGCCATTTGCATCAACCGCTGAATCTCTTCCTGCGAGGCGGCGACAATCAGACTGTTCACATCCCAACCCGCCAGGTCCACGGCTTCCTCAAGCAATTCGGCAAAGTCGAACTTCTTACCTTGGGCGGCGAGGGCTTCCTGCACCGCCGGTGCCTGCACTAACTGGATGAGCATGGGTATTAGCTGGGCAGCGGCTCGCCGGGCAGCCAGCTTCGTGCTGGACAGTACCAGGATGTCGCAGTCCCCGTTATAGACATCCAGCAGGCTTCCTTCATAGGCTTTCGCGTCCATCTCGGACAGGATGCGCTCAATGTCCTCAGGTTGAAGATTGTCGTGCATGACCTCCAGGAAAGCCCGCAGGGCAGGAACGAAAACCAGGTCGGAGAAGATTTCGATGAAGTATTGGAGTTTGTTGACGACATCTTGTCCGAATTGTTGTACCCCTTCGGCCGTCCGCATGGCCTGCGTCGGCATGTTGTCGCCGCCGTTGGCACCAACCCGACGACCGGCTCGAATCTCGGATGTCTGGAGAATGCTAAGGGCGCTCGGTCCCAGGTCGGGCACCGGAATTGGCTTTAGTTCAGGACCGGTGACAATCTTACCAGTCGTAATCTTCACGTTCTGGGCGGTGGTCTGGAGACCTTGCGCGGACGTGAACGCGGGATTTAGGGCCAGGTCAGCCCCGTCCATCCACTTGTTGAGTACGTGGGTCTGAAGATACTGCTCGCCCTGAAGCAGCTTTGACACGCCGAAGCCATACATAGCACCGGGCACATCTATGAAAGCACAGGATAGGAAGGTTGATTTGTCAAACTCGTTCTTGCTGTTGCGAATGACAATCGTCCGCTGAAGGACGGTGATAACCCGATCTTCTGTGACGTATTCGAGAATCTCAAGGGGGGCCTTGGTCGGATCTACCGATACCGCCTCGGTCTCTTTCTGCGCCTGGTTGTCGCGCCAGGTCATGTACTTCGACCCGTTCATCGAATCCGTAGCCGCTTCGGACTGCGCGGCCAGAATTTGTGTCAATTCTTCCCGACTCGGGATGTTTTTGTAGGTCGAGTCACCGCGCAGGTCGTCCAGTTCTTCCGCAGAGAGGTAAATCTGCGCTACGGCATACCGACCCTTGCGGCAATCCTGCTCTTGGAGAGCCGGGTCAAACAGGATGTTGCGGAGCCTGATGTTTTCAAGGGTCGGATGACTGATTTCATACGACTCTTGCTTTTTCGTGACCTTTTTGCCGCCCGCTTCGTATCCATACGACTTTTTCGAGCGAGTGGCGGTCTTCCAACCCCAGCGAAGGGCGCAAAAACCATACAGCAGGCAGCCCTTCAGGGCCTTACGAATCTCTTCCTTGAAATTTGACTCTTTGATGGCCCACATGAGCAAGTTTGCCTTTGCTCGGAGCACTTCGTCGGTCGTTTTGCCTTTGCGTTCGAGTAGAAATGGCTGCTTGTCGCTAAAAAAGGCGAGCATCACGGCCGGCATCAGCTTCTCAACGGCCTCCAGCACGACGGGCATGGACAAACCCGACCGCATGGACTCGCTGTTGGGCCAGTTTCTCGGCACCCCGGCCGCACGAAAGTTGTTATCCGCCCGTTCCCAATCCACAACCATGTTCTTCGACTGCACAAAGGCTTCCGCCTTCGCTGTGTCGGCAAGAACGATGGCAAGGGCGGTCTCGTCGGTGAGCTTGTCCGATTCCCACGCGACTTGATCGGCGGGTAGGGCCGAGGAAATTACAGGCTGTAGGGCTTGCGGTAATGATTGAAAACCACCCATATTAGAAAATCGGCTCCGGGGTCGGCATTAGGCCATCTAAATCGTTGGGCTGGACTATCTTCGATTCAAAGCTGAAGTCCGTGCCGGGTTGACGCAGGAAAAACGGAAGACTCGGGGTAGGCAGGGGATCGAAGGTTGCAACCTGCCCGCTGTAGAACTGCACCATCAGTGCAATGGTGTCGATTTCATCATCGTGCAGCCCTTTCGGCCACTGGATGAACTGCCGGACCAGCTCGGTCCACTTGGGCAGGCCGGCCAGAAACTTCAACCGCCCACTCTTGATAACTCCACTAACGGCGCTGATACGAAGATCCTTCGCACCCTTGTTGTTGCTCGTCTTGATTTTGTCGATGCTGGGAAATACGCCTTTCTCTCTCCCCATCATCTTCAGATAATCAATGAAAAAAGTGCTGCCGGGGCTGCCCTCTATAAGCACTCGTACCGGGCGGTGCAGGCTGCACATTTCCAGGATGTTCGTGGCGATGTCCAGCGTCGTCCACTGGCCGCTGCGAAGGTCGCAAACCGTGGGAACGCCGCCAATGCGCCGACCGCAAATAATGACGCGGTTGTCGGAACGTTCGCGCTGGCCTTCTGCTAGGTCTACGAACAGGACGGGGGCCTCGACGGGCAGGCCAGCAGTCTCTTTCGGGCGCACCGCACCGAGCAGTAGGGCCTCAGTAAACTCCTGCCGGCCGGCGGCGATGGGCTCGTTGAGATACTGTGCGCTGAAGGTCTCAGGATTCTCGGCCTGGATGGCTTCGAGTTCCTCGACGGTGATACCTATGGTCCGACCGTCAGAGAGCGTGCGCTGCGGGAAGTTGCTTTTCTTTGTACCGTCAGGCTGAATCGTCCAGCAGCCCCGCCGGCTGATTTGCCAGCGCATCGGGCGGCCTTCAGCCCGCCTCGTGGCCTCTTCCCGCATGATGTGCTCATACAGGTCGCCAAAGGTGTACCGGGTGCCGGTAACGTAGAAGTACCCGCCGGGGTTGACCAGCGGCGTGTAATGGCTGAAGTCCTCAATGACCTTCCGCATCTGGTCGGGATTGCGGTAGTTGATTTCGGTTACGAGGTCGTCAAAGAATCCCACGTCCGGGTGCAGGCCGGCCTTGATGGACTTTGGCGTTGCTACAAACACCGTTGGGTCTCGACGGGTGAGCCGGCGAGTCGGGACGGTGAAACTCATAGCCGTGCCCAGCTTGTCCTGGCAAAAGGTCGGAAAGGCTTTCGATAGGTTGGACCGGGGATTGGATCCGTCGAAGTGAGACTTGACTTCTTTGAGAAGCTGCTTTGTGTTCTCGGCCTTCGACTGCATCAGCATGATACTGATGTCAGGAAAGTTGAGAATGAGCTGGATAATTTCGACCACAATCGAAGTGGTCTTGTAGAATCCGCGGCTCCAGAGAGTCAGGCGGTGCTTAATCTCGCTTTGCTGGAACAGGGCCTTGCTGGTATCAAAGGTCGGGTATTGTGCAAACAGGTCTTCGTGGACCCCTTCGCAAAAGTCGTAACCCAGGATCTTCGTAGCCAGCCAGAACTTATCGGTTAGCGCCCTCTTCTGGAGTTCCGTTACGGACATCTACCCTCGACCGGCCTTGTGTGCCGCTAGTTTGTTCTGGTATGCAGCGATGGCTGCCCCTTTGCCGCGGGCGGCTTCAATCTTCTTGAAGTTGCCAGTCGTCTTGGTGCGACCGAGGGCGCGGACGGCTGCCCGGCCATGCGGGCCTTTGGGGGCGTGGCCTTTGCTGGGCGGGTTGAGCTTCAAACCGCCGGAAAGTGCTTCTTTCATTCCCATAGAAAAATCCTTTTTACGGTCGGGGGTCCGTGAGATTTACCGCCTTGAACATTGAGGAGAAGAAAATGTAGGCCTTGGCGTAGGGGTCGTATCGCCAGATGTGTATTCGGAAGCACCAGTATTTTCCCCGAAAGGGGAAGTACAGGCGGAAACCGAGAAACTCAAGAAGGACGGTTGGTGGGCCGACAGTGGATTTGAAGGTCGCCAAGTTCTGCAACCAGGCGGTGACGACCGGAAATAGGCGGGTGTCCTTGCCCCAATATGGTCCGGGCATTACTCCTCCGTCCATTCGATTGCGACCGAAACTGTCATTGAGGCGACGTTAAACTTTATACACATAACATCGCTGGCGCTGTTGAGGGTGATCGGCTTCGCCCCATCGGTTCCGGGTCGCCATTCAAGTTGGAAGTTTCCGGCTACCGTGGCAGAGCTTACGAGGGCTTGAT